TACAAGAAGTAGCAGTGGGTAATCCAAAGCTACTCAAGCAGAGTAACTCTAATTCTGGATCTGGTTTAAGACCTGGACAAGGTTCTTTCACTGGTGCATTAGACGAGGCAGTACCAGATTACTCACGTGATCCGGCAGCTTTCAATGCATGGGCTAATAAAAATGGCCTAGGCAAAGGAGTTGGTCTCAAAGGTCTAGGTGTAACAGCGAGTGTATCAAGTTCAAGTCGCAAAGTACTCTGAGCCAACTAAAATTTTAATTAAAGGAAAATATCATGGCATATGTATTAGGCGGTCCTAATAATGAAGGCGATGGCTTCACAACAGCTATCAGTAACTTCGCTCTACGTGCAATGCACGAATCTAACGGTCTAGTTAATTTCACTAACGTTGTTGCACCTACACAAGGTCAAACATTCTTAGTACCTAACTTTGCACCTATCACGTATCAAGACTACAATGCTAACGGCACTGGTGGTACATTTGGTACAGGTAACGCAGTTGTACAAAACCCATCATTGGGACAAGGTACAATTACAGCAACTCCAGCAGTTGCACAAACAGCGTTCGATATCTTCTACGGCTGGACAACTTCATTCACATTGGCTGCAACGCTTGGTGCTGAATTAGGTGAGAGTTTCGCTGAAAAAGTTGACCAACGTGTTACAGCGGCATTCTTGAGTTTCAAAGCAACTCCTGGTAACACATTCTATACAGCAACTCCAGCTGACGGATTTGCACGTGTTCTACAATTAGGTGCTATGGAAGTTATCGGTGCTACTAACACTAGTGGTACATGGACTGATGGTTTCACATCAAACAGCATTCTTGACTGTATCCGTTTAATCAAGCAGAACTTTAAAGTCGCTCGTATGCCTGGCACTCCAGTCATCGTTATGGACAGTAATGGTGATGCACAAACACAATCAGCCTACACTGGTGGACAAGTTGGTTCTAGTTTGAATCGTTTGTTAGCTGAGTTAACTGGTGGTGCAGTATCACAATCTGGTGGTTCTAACCTATCTGCTCTTGGTAACGAATTGTTATCAACAGGTAAGATTGAAAGTGTTTATGGCTGTATGGTAATGTTTACTACATTCTTGCAAAGTGCTTCACGTACTGTTGTTGGTCAAGCCAGCTTACCAGTACTAGTTGGTGCATACATGGGTGACAGCGCAATCTTTACAGTAATGAAAGAAGGCTTGCAACTTAAGACTGGTGAAGTACCAGGTGGATTGCAAATTTGGTTGACTGGTGTCGGTTACTTCGGTTCTGGCGTTGGTGACTTACGTCGTGGTGGCGCAATTAACATTCTTCAAAACTAATTTGAATTAAGTCTAGGAATAATATAATATGTCAGTACCATATCAAAGAATCTCAAACGCAACAGTCGAGGACATTCAGTTCTACGATCCGGCAGCGGAACGCAGAGCGGCAGCACTCGGTGTTGATTGGGCTCCATACTTTAAAGTTGGTAGTCAGGAATGGCTATACAAATTAGAATTTGGATGGTGGCAGAAATACTGCGACACCGTTCTTGGTGCTTACTATTATGCTAATCTGCCAGATGGTCAATTGATCTCAAGTTTTAACCCAAGTCTGCTCATTAAAAACGATCAGACATTAATTCGCTTAGACACATTCGGTGCCATACTAGTTTTTTACCAATCACTAGTAACCGATGTGTCTAACATGAATGAGGTTGATGTTCAAAATTATGAATTCGCACAAAAGCGTTGTGATGATGAATGGACAAAAGCATTGCAGTTGATGAACTTCTATGATTTATACATGGATAGTCCACAAGGACCAACGACAAAACTTGAAGAAAATTGGACAGCGGACGTTGATTATTTCAACGGTGATAGGAGATATTTCTAATGGCTGTAGCAACTTACACTACACAGAATGGACCCACAGTCTCTCAAATGGAGATCATGGATTCATTGCGTTTAACTATACCATCAGCATGGAACATTCCGATTTATGACGAATTTCCTAGTGATATCAGTATGGTTAGATTTGGTTTGTATGTAAGTAATGTTATTACTAGTGAAAGAAGCGTAAATCAATTGGGTGTACAATATTGTGGATCAATCTACAATGCTACAGATACATTTACAATTAACTATGTTTCATTTCAACAAGACCCTTACGAATCACAAGTTTGTAATATTGTTGGAGATTTAGTAACGGCATCAGAATTAGGAATACAATTGATGGATGGGTACTTTCAAAGAACCTATAATCAAGAACTATCATATGGTCCAACAAGAGCGGCAATACACACCTGGACTTTTCAATTAACAAGAATAGAATTTAATACGCCTAACTAAGGAGAAATCAAATGGCAAGAATTACAGTAAACACAACAGGCACTCAACCAATACTATTGGTTAGTGCAAACATTGCAAACGTTGACGCAAATAGTTTGGCTGTTACTTGTTTGCAAGATATCACTGTTACAAACTCAACAGGCATTTACTCTTATACAGACTTCTGTTCAACAGATATGAATAAGATTACTACACCTGCTGACAATGAAGTTAGTACTAATATGGTACTAGATGGAACAGTATATTTTGGCAATGCAAGTGCAACAGCTAACACAGCACCATTCTATGGTGTTGCAGGCTTAAGCGAAAACAAAGTAAACATTTCATGGAAATTGTATTTGAATGGTAACGCTAACGGCGCATTCTATTACACTGGTACAGGTTATGTTTCTAGTCTAGCACCAACAGTTGCTCCAGAGAATCCAGTATGGATCTCTCCAATGAGTATCGCTGTTGATGGCGCTATTACTAGCGGTGTTGTTTAATTAATTAAACAAATACAAGAGGGGCTTCGTGCCCCTTTTCTTTTAAGTGAGGAACAAATGACCCAAGAACAACATGATGTATGGTTAAAGACCACAGAAGAAAAACTAAGAAGTTTAATTGCTGATGAAGCAAAACAAATGCCAATGTTAGATAACATGCAGGCAACAATTAAACAATTAAAAGCAAAACAACAATTTCGTCTAGCATTACTAAATCAATTACTAGAAGATGAGATTGACAAAGAATAAATACAATACAACAATTTAAAGGAAATTAACAAATGAATATTACAGAATTAGCAAGTGTACCCAAACTAATCGAAATCACATTAGATGATGATGCATTGTTTGAGAAGTATGGCGACACAATCACATTTCACACATATGACATTGTAGGCTTGAGTACATACTTTGAGTTCTTCAATGCTCGTTCAGACCAACAGTATGAACAACTAGACAAGATGATTAAGAAACTTATTCTTAACGATCAAGGTAAACCTGCATTACAAGCCAATGAAGATTTACCCATTGACATTGCCGCAGCCGCAATTAATAAGATTGGTGAAATCTTGGGAAAGTCACAAAGCAAGACATCAACCCCGACGAGTGGAGAACAGCCAAAATGATTATGATAGGTCGTATGGCTAAAGAGTATGGTATGTTGCCAAGTCAAATTGAGCGAGAAGCCACTACATACGACATTATGATAACAGATGTTCTTGCTACATACGAAAACTATCAGCAACAAAAAGCCAGTGGTAAAGTTGATCCAAGTGTTTATGAGTTTAGTCAGGCTGAGTTAGAGAGTATGATGGAGAAAGCAAATGGCAAGTAACATAGTTGACAGATTAAACAAAGTGTTAGGTACATTGAACAGTCAAAATATTGCCAAAGAGGCATTTACAAAGTTTGTTGATGTAACACCTATTGCAAAGAAAAATGGTGGCAATGCAAAACGCAGTACCAAATTGCAGGGCAACACTATTAATGCAGACTATGCTTACGCTAATGTACTTGATAAGGGTCGTCACATGACAACTAGAGGTTTGCGTGGTAGTGAGCAAGCTCCAAAAGGTATGACTGAGCCTACAATAAAACACATAAGAGATTACGTCAGGCAAAAGCTAGGCGTTATAATAAAATAAGGACGAACAATGGCAACCATTGACAATTATAAAATTCAAGTTGATGTACAAGGTCAGCAAGCAGTTGATAAACTAAAGAATAGTCTTGGTGGACTAGGATCTACAATTGCTGGCATTGGTTTCGGTGCGTTTATAGCTGGTGCAATACAAGCCGCTGACGCTATGGGCGATGTAGCAGATGCAACTGGTATAGCTGTTGGTCAAGTGGGTGCGTTAGCAGACAGTCTTAAACTGGCTGGTGGTAATGTTGAAGATGTTGGTAAGTTACTTACTACATTCTACGTTAACATAGAACAAGCCGCAAGTGGTAGTGAAAAGGCTCAAGACGCATTGGGTAAAGTTGGTATAAAGTTAAATGATTTAACTAGATTAAGTTCTGGAGAACTACTAACACAAGCCATAAAGCAATTGTCAGAAATGGATGCTGGTGCCGCACGTACAGCAGCCGGTATAGAAATATTTGGTAAAGCATTTAGAAACATTGACCCAGCTAAATTACAAGCAGTTTTTGAAACTAAAGATATTAATAAGTTCCAAGCTGAACTTGAAAAAGCTGGACAGATTATGGATGCATTAGATGCTAATTTTGGCACATTGCAAAAAGCTGTATTAACTAGTCTTACACCATTGATCGGTGCAACAGACGATTTTAGATTATCATTACAACAAGCAGAAACTATAGTTAAGACATTAGGTGCAGTGTTTGCAACAATGTTTGCAATTAAAACAGTTGGCACAATCATTGAAATTGTATCCGCTATTAGATTATTAACTACAGCATTAAAAGGCACTGTCATTGTTCAGACAGCATTGACAGCATTGAGTGGTCCGAGAGGATGGGCTATCATTGCCGCAGGTGCAGTAGCCGCCACAGCCGCAGTCATTGGATTGAATAAAGCATTAGGTGATACTAATAGTGAGATGGGAACTGCAACCGGAGAAACACCAGGTACTAATGCTCCGTCTAAAAAGCCCGCAGTTGCAACAGCTAGTCTGTATACCAAAGAAGAACAAAAGGCTAGAGATCAAGCAAGAATTACTGCACAACAAACAACAATGCAAATGAAGTTGCAGAATGATGAAGCCAATAAATTGCGTCAAATTACAATTGACACAATTGGAATGGAATCTAGTCTAGGTGGTGTAATTAAAAATAATGCAGATATCAGAGCTAAAACAGCAAATGATATTAAAGACTTAGAAGGTAAAATTCAAGTTGAGCAATCTAAAGGTCGTGGAACTAATCAAGGTGTTATTACTGAATTAGAAAAACAAATTGGTCTAAAGAAAGATCAATTAACTGCTACATTGGCATTGAACCGAGCAGAGTACGAAAGAAATATAAGATTGCAAGAAGTAACAACTGCAATTCAAACAGACGCAATGTTAGCAAGCCGTCAAAAAGATTTAGACTTAATGCGTCAACAAATTGAGTTTGGTACTGCAATTACATTAGAAGATCAAACTCAATTGAAGTTAATGGCTTTACAGAATGAAGAAACTAAGAAGCGTATTGACTTAACTAAAGAATTAAAGTTAGCAGAGCAAGCCGGCAATCAAGTCGCTATTGATGACATTCAGTTAAGAATGTCTGAAGATACAAAGTATTATCAGCAACGCAGACAACTAGAACAAACAGCCTACGATGTACAAATTGCTCGTAGAAATGATAGTGTAGCAGGTGCTAAGACAGCAATGGAATCTATTGCAAGAAGTATGGATCCATTTATGTTAGCGCAGAATGCAACTACAAGTATGTTCAATAACATGAACAGTGCTATAGATAATTTTGTTACAACTGGTAAGTTTAAGTTTGGTGACTTTGCCCGTAGTGTTATACAAGACTTAGCAAAGATGGCATTGAAAGCGCAAGCAACTAAACTGTTTGGTAGTATGTTTGGTAACGCCGGAAGTATATTTGGTAATTTATTTATGGCAGAAGGTGGACCAGTTAAGGGCAATCAACCATATATCGTTGGTGAAAAAGGTCCTGAACTGTTTGTACCACCAGGTGCAGGTAAGATCATACCTAACAATCAAATGGGTGCAAAAGCAAGTACACCAAGCATGGGTAATGCTCCAATAACAAATACATATATTACAAACAATGTTAGTGCTATCGATAGTAAATCAGTTGCAG